CCCATTCACATTATAGTCATTAAGAACAGGAACCACACGATTAACATAGCCTGATACTGCTCCTCCTCCCATTGAAAAATTAGAGCATCCGTTTGCTTCTTCGCCATTTGTTTGTACATACTCTACCGTTATCACATTTCCGTTTCGTATCTTCTTGCCTAAAATTCCGTCTCCAAAATATATTTCAAAATTTTCGTCATCGGATTCTTGCAGGAAGTATGAAAGCGAGCCGCTATTAAGACCATTTACATCTGTCGCCTTGAACCATGTGTTGGCGATTCCTAATGTATTTGTGGTAGATTCTTGTACACGAACACTTAAAGTATCCACATCTATTTTTTTGCTAGGAAGGATAAATTTTTGAGAAGGATCGTAACTATTTTTCACAAAGGTGTAAGACTTTATCGAGCCTTCGTACAGTTTAATACCAGCAACCTTGCCAACACCTCCGATCAATTTCACTTTGCTACTTTCTAATGCAACAAAATTATACGCAGTGTTACCCAAATATCCTCTAAAAATATCTCCCCGATTTATAAACGCAGATCCGTTTGTTACCTTATCGTTGAATATTGTGTTTGAGTTAAATATAATATCTGCTTCTATTTTTGAACTCTTGATGGATCTTGGGGTGTAGCCTAGATGTTTTGCAACCGAAACTGCACTTGGCCTAAGAACTGATGAATCCAAAAATGCTTCGTTCGCCACCATGTTTGCATAAAACGCCTGATAGTGGGTGTTGTATGCAAGCAAATCTAGCAATATGTTCATGCCAGATCCTTCAAAATCATAGTCTTTGAATTGTGTTTGTGATCTTAAAAAATCTTTCAGGTTGGCTTTGATAATATCAAAATCCAAACCATCAATTCTTAAATTTGCGTTGTCTGTACTCATCGGGTTCTCTCTAGGTATATGTTAGTTTCCATTATTTGTGGTCGGTTCATGATGGTAAAAACGATATTCACATTTGCGGAGTTTTGGTCTGGATTTGAATCTATAGTCACTCTTAAATTCTCCACTCTAGGCTCGTATCTTCTTATCATATCTTCAATATGACTTTTCATAACAGAAAAAGTGATAGGGTCAAAATTTTCAAAAAGCAAATCTTGAATACCAGAAGAAATTTCAGGATGAAAGGGTTTCTCGTAACGCTTCAGCAAAATTAAATTTTTAAGAGAACGCTTTACTGCCTCTTCATTCAGTTTCATCGCAACATCTTTTGTGATGGGATTCCTTTGAAAGTTTAAATCTAGGTCACTGAAATAGTTTTTATCAGAAATCATGATCCCTCCCTTACCATTTCTAGTTCCATAAAAGATCTGTATTGCTCAAAAATTATTTTGCAGTCTTCTGGATCGCTAGGAATATTATTTTTGTCGTTCCACTCTAATCTAATAAAACCCATGTACAAATCGTTTTTACGAATAGGAAGCACGGCGAATGCTTCGATGTTTTTAAAATCGTTGTATACATGAAGTGGAGAATCTTGTGGTAACGACTCTGTTGTTCGTACCTTAGCATCTTCTTCACGAACAAAATTAATCATATCGTCAAAAATTGTGGTAAGAACTCCTTGCAAGTATGGGTACTCCATAGAAACTCCACGGTTGCAGGATTCGTAGGACACGCTAAATTTTTTCATAGGCGCACCTTCTAGGAATTTGCCACCATTATGGAATTGACCTATCTGAGCTCTGTCTGCGTTTAAGTGGAGTCTTAAAGAAATTAACATTTCGTGAATGTGGTGATGTTTTGTGTCCGATACACCAGTTGTCGCCTTGATTGTTATTTCTTTTTCTTGTGTGATTTTCATGTCTTTAAATTTTCGATTCAAAAACCCAATACCCATCATAGCTCCTCCCATCAAACCGACTAGAGCCATCCCAAGATTAGACCAAAAATCTACTCCAAAAGAATAATTAAACATTGGAACTCCTGTTTATTTTAACTACCACAATGCACATCCATACTTCCTGTTGCTACTGCGGATCCGCAACTGATTGGATCGCCTATTCTCATGGCAGGCTTGCTGTTTATAAAAACCGCAGAAGAACCCAGCATAGATTCTCCTCCGTGACCCCATACAACTGTTCCGTTTGGAAGAGTTGCAGGAATTGGTGTTCTTGGTGATGGTACATATGTTGGACTCCAATAATAATGACAAGGATGATGCTCGTCACACAGATCGCAGTGCATTTGCCATGTGTCGGACTGTCTGTGCCAGCCCAAACTGTTGACAAAAACATTCGACGATGCAAAAATGCTTTGTCGTGGCGGGTAACATTCGTGACCGCTGCAAATATCGTTTAGTCTTGCTACTCCTGGCATATGTTTAGTGGGGTTGGAAGTACCCTTTTTCCTTCATTCCTTGTAGGTATTTTGTATTTTCGACTGGTTTTCCGTCTAAGTAAAATGTATTCTTTATATTTATGATGAGTCTGTCCCTGTCCGACGACCAGTTGTTCCGTATGGTCATATAGTATTTTTTGTCGGTAAACACTCTTGGATCTTTTGCGTTAAACGCCCTGATAGTATACGATGCGGTTGCCGAACCAAATTCTGCCGCAGAACCAACTGTTGCGTAATTCTGCTCGTTTATACGATAATTTGTGGGCAATCTGTATTTTTCTAAAAAATAATCTTTTCCTGATTGGGGTAGGTTGGGATCGTCTGGCAAATCCATTTCTGAAATATACCCATACGCCCTTCCTGTGTCCATATTCAATATCATATCTGGCGGAAATTCTCCATCAATAATCATGTACTTAATGTCGCAACAGGAATTGCACAGGTAACAATGGCCGTAAAATGTGTTGGATATTCCTGATGCAGTAAGAGGTGGTGGAGTTGCAGGATGTGCGCGATACACCACACTACTATTGCTTTCGGAAAACTGCTGCAATTCCATGACTCTGTGGTTTGGTGTGGTGTCCACTATCGCCGTTCCACTATTACCTAATTGACCAAAAACAATTAAACACGCACTATTGAAAGTTGCGCCTGTAGACCCTGTTACCACCCCAAACGACCCGCCAGAGAGTTGCGATTGAATAGAGTTGTATCCTGTTAATCCTATTGCACGACAACCTTCTCCTTCTGCAATTTTTACTCCATTTATCGTGTACGGGCCTTCAGGATAATAAAATTCGGGAGGTCGCATTCCTTTGTGTTGAAATTTTCCTTGCCAGCCTTGCCACACAATAGGATCTGTATTTTGGTATAGATCAGAACCGTCACCTAAAGTGCATTGCGCTGGTATGCAGTAAACGGTTCTTTCGTAGGTGCTTGATAAGGTTCGTATCAATATACTCCACCATTTACTTCGGTTAGACTAGAGAACATTTGACCACTAACCAATCCTGAGCCGGCGGACGATGCTTGCGTTGCTGTGCTTATCATTGCACCAATATCTGTTCCTTGATTTGCAAGTCCCGCAATTCCTACTTGCATTCCACCAATTCCGCCAATATCGGATCCTATAGGAAGAGATGTTGAACCAAGACCACCAAGAAGTCCAGAACCTACTTTCATTAAGCTGCCCATATCTAAAGGGCCAATTCCTGCACCGATACTATCCAAACCTATACCTCCTATTGCGCCACCTAAAGAAGTTCCTATTCCACCTAAAACTCCACCAACCGCAGATTGTATTGGTGCGATAACAGATTGTACAGAGGAAATTATATTGGTAAACGGATCACTTCCTGATACCACACTCGATGCGGATGCCGCAATTCCTCCTGCACTAGAAGTAAGTGTGTCTGTCATTGATCGCACAGAACCAAGTTGCGCTGCGTCTGTTATGCTTGACAAAGGTACTGATGCAACTGCTGTTGATGCGGCGGTTGTTACTGCACTTAGTGGCGAGGCAGAGGATGCAATGTTAGTAATAGTCCCCACGGACGCAATCGAAGTTACGGACGATAAAGAATCTATTGACAATCCGTCTGTTGCGGTGTCTAATACATTTCCGTTGAACATGTCATCCAACAAACTAGCATTTTGCTCTTGTAACAGATTGATCCATTGAGTTTCTTCTGGTGCTTCTGATACTGCACCCATCGGATTAAAGTCTATGCGAGGTGCTACAAATTCCATGCCACCCAAACTGTGTACTTTGTATTTTCCACCAACACGATGAACCACATCTCCTTGTGTATGCACGCTGTAAGATCCTGTTACTCTGTGTACAACATCGCCTTCAGTTTCTATATTAAGATCTCCGTGGATTTGCAGACTTGCTCTGCCGTGAACTTCTATTGCAAGATCCTCTCCTACAACCACACTAGCATCTCCCACAGTTTCTCCCATAAAGTTACTTCCTGTTTTTACTCTTAGATTGTCGCCTGTGTTAATGTTGCTTCTGCCGTAAATTTTTATATTGTTGTCGCCTAAGATTATTTCATAGTTGTCGGACACAATCTTTTCTACTTTTTTTCCATCAGGATGAATTTCAAACCATGTTCCCGCCTTGTGATATGTTGAAAGTCGTTCGGCGCCAGGAGTATCATCAACTTCAAAAATATGGCCAGATTCAGATTCGGTTACATGATTTTTTGGATACTTTGCATTATACTTTGTTTCTGGTTCTGACCATTCGTGAGTGTCTAATCTACTTAATGCAGGAGAAACATATTCCTCAATACCGTCCTTTTTCTCCTGTATTATTGTTCTTTCAATATTTTGGTTTCTTGCGAGTCTGTTTGTATCTGGCTCTCCCGAATAAGTTTCACTTGGATATTGTCCTTCGGGATCGTTGAATCCTCTTTCGGGATCTGACATCTGGCCAGTTTCTTTATTT